TTTAGCGGTCATACCAGCACTCCCGGTAGGAAGTCCCGAGCGACCGAGTAGAGGACACCGCCGCAGGCACCTAACGCAGCAACCGTCAAGTGCTCAATGAGGCTTTTACCCCATGATTTGGAAGGTTTATTTTGCACTACTGGAGCATCTGCACCATTGACAGGATCCAATTCTTCAGAGTCCGCTCGTCGGGCAGTGATTAACGGATGCTCAAAACGCGTGTAGAGTTCGCTCAGTAGCTCGGAGAAAGCCCGTTCGGCTCCCTTCGACCAGCTAAAGATGGCCTGCATGATCTGAGGCCCAACCTCTTGACCGTTCCCGGCGAGGAACTCAAAGGTGTAGCCTTGACCACTCAGGTTAGGCACGACGTCCACACGGAGCCAGCGTTGGCCTTTACGGTCTTCGATGTAGTGGGCGAAACCATCTGCTAAGCAGGCGGTCATAGCCGTTACGATCCCCCGAGCAACTCGCTCAGAAACAAAGTTGGTACGATTGTAGCGTTGCATGTTGAACCTTTATGGTTATGGTTGGTCAGACGTTCTATGTGGAGTGAATCCAGCATTAGACCCGACAGCCCATCAGGTCTAATACTTGCGTCACTCGGCGTTGCGTTCGTAGATGCCCTGATCGATGCTCTCAGCGGTCACAGAGTCAACCATGAAGGTTGCATGAGGTGCGGTCACCACGTTTACCTGACAGCCCAACAGGAGCGTGCAGCCCCACACAATGACCGCAATGATCAGGATGTAGGCCCACATGGACAGCAGGAATTGGAGCAGCTTTTTGATCAGGATGATCGGCGCGAAGAAGACCAGCATGCCACGAAAGGCCGGGGTCATCATGTCGTACTTGATCCGGTCGTAGATCGTGCCCTCTTGGAGACCCTTGAGGCCGAGCCAGATGATGCCCGAGCACATGATCCAGATGATTACGATGGCAGCGGCGATCAGGATGTTGGTAAGCATTGGTGTTTCTCCTTGGTTATGAACTGAGTTGTTCCCAATGAGTCCTCAGAGAAGACCCATCAGTGAATCACTCGCCCATCAGCGCCTTGGAGCGCTTGAGGTGCATGAAGAACAGTCGGCCTTGGCCCATACTGCTTGAAGAGGAACCCTTGTATCGCACTGAGTCAGCCCACTCAGTGAGTTCCTGTGCCTGCGATAAAGTCAGGCAGTGAGGATCAATGCTGAAGTCCACGCCCTCTGCTTCGAGGGTCTGAGTGATGAACTTCAGGATCTGCAAGCGCTTGGCGTCTCTCATGCTGGCACCTCCCAGCGCTCGATGATGATCCGAGCGGCTTCCTTGGTGATGCAGGTGTTCTGACTTGGCGACCAGTACATGACGCCCTTCGGAGCGTCCTCGTAGGCGCTCTCGGTGACCATGCGGCCAACCATCTGGCGAACGTCGATGCGATCCCACTGCTCAAGCCGTGTGCAGTCGTTGAGGTAATGATCGCCAGCCTGATACGACTTGATCATCTTGGCCCACTGCTCAGCGCTGAAGGAAGCCCGCACCACCGCAATCACCTGCGGAGTGCAGAACTGAGCGTAGTACATGCGGTGCCGCAAGGAGCTGTCGATGTCCTTGGCGCAGTCCATGTACCAGTGACGGGTCTTCAGTTCGGTGCCCTTGTAGTCGAACGTTTCGGTCTTGCGTTGAGTGAGTGCCATGGTGCTTGCCTCTTGTCAGTGGTTGAGTTGTTCCCATAGAGTCCTCAGCGAAGACCCTACAGCGAATCACTCAATGGTTGCCTCATCGAACCAGCGGGAAAACATGGACTCCATGGACTCGTTCGTCCCGTAGTCCGCAATGACTTCCTCTGGAGAGTTCCCGTAGACCAGCCAGAATTTACCAATGCGCTGGAACGTTCCATCATCAGGGCGGATCCGATAGACCACCACGTAGTCCTCGTCGGTCGCCATGCAGTTGCTCATGGCCAGTTCGACGTCCTGAGTGTGCTCAGTCTCGAAGTCCTCGCCGTTGTTGATGCGGAAGTGATAACCGCTGCCACGGATTGCGTTGAGCAGCTTGCGAAGCACCTTGCGTTCACCTATGAGGCGCTCAGCGATCATGGTGTCGTACTTCGCCCGGATTTGTTCGTTGGTCAGGTTCATTGCCCATGTTCCTTGTTGAGTTGCTCTAAGATGTCCGCTGAGATCCTGTGCCAGATGACCTTAAAGACTCGGCGGTGTGTCAGTGTGTGGTCTACCTCATCACGCAGCTTGCACCACAGAGGTGTACCAGCGGTGCCCTCAAAGCGGCTGAAGGTGTCCCGCGCCTTGTTGTGGGCCTCAGTGGCTTCTTTAAGGCGCTGCTCGACCTCTACCAGCTCAGCTTTGAGTCGATCCAGTTCTGTGCTCATCAGTCGATATCCTCTGAGATACTGAGGATCGCACAGACCACAATGATCGTGCCCAGTATCAGGACGATCCCTGTGATAGCCAGATCCATTGCATCGAGTGCTTCCATGGCGTCACCTCTACGGTTGTGTGTTGAGAATCACAGTCGAAGGCCCTAACCAGACCCTGTGCATGCAGTCACGAAGACCTTCTGCTGTGCTTCCTAATCACTTACCTCAAGGGTTCTCGATGTGCTATCCGAGTGCCCGCCCTTGAGGCTGTTACATTCCGAGTTGTTAAAGAGCGTATGGGTGCCGTGCTGCGTCTATAAGACCGCCTCAATGGTGCCCGTTCGATCCACGCTGGAGACTTTGACCTCTCCCAAGCCACCTACCCATGACATCTGTTCAGTGACCGTGTTGCGTGTTTCGTTGTTGATGGAGCGCATGTTGCCGTGTTCCAGTGTTGCTGTCAAGCCCTTTGTTTCACCTCTTCGGTGTTCATCACCTTAAGACCTTTGGCACCCGTAGGATCGCTGGTCAGTGACTACTAAGCCTCTGAGCAACTCAGCGACAACCCGTAGGTCATTGCGTTGTTGATGGGAGCCATCCTATAGACCCTCAATGATGCTGTCAACCACTAATTATCAACAATCATCACCACAACCCAACACAGCCTATAGAGCACCTGAGAGAGCCTATAGAGGCCATTAGGGTCTTCCTTAGCCTGTCATTAGGAGCGCTGCTCAGTGGTCTCATTAGGAGGTCTCAAGGATGGTCATTAGGATAGGACTTCATCACCTGGGATGCTCATAGTAGCTCAATGGATCTTGATGGTGTCATAGAGGATCTCAATGAGCGATAACAGATAGGGACAGACGGACACATAGAGAACCTCAATGAACCCCATGAGATCCCATAGAGAATACCAATTGGCACTCAACGATCCAATAGCCCATGATGGTGCCCATGAGAGATCTTCACGATCACCTCAAGGAAATCTCAAGGAACCCTATGGGGATGGATGGCCGTTGAGATGACTGAGAGAGGCCCTACGGGGGAATCCTCAGCCGTTGTCTATGAGAGGTGACCATTCAGATTTTTCTGTCAGATTCTTAAAGGTCACATTAGGATATCTTCGAGTTCCCTGCAAGTACCGTATGTCGGACTCATTAGGAACCCTTAAGGAGGGCCATTAGACCCTCATTAGGGATTGCTCTTATCGGCCTAAGAGGTAGTGTGCTAACACTGCCGAATTAGGCCCGGTTGCGCAGTCAATCGCCACAGCCTCCAGATGCCACACAGACGAGGGTCGAGACCCACTCCATGACAGGAGCGCCCTGAGAGATCCCGAAGGTCACCAGCAGCAGCCCAACGAGCTTGTAGGTAGAACGAGAGAGAGCCAACCGCTTCAGTACGAGCAGCACAGTGGCTTTCTCTACAGGCATGGTGGGTCTCCTTTCTGGTGATGGGCATTAACCACTAATGATCATGGTCTTCAGCCTTAGCCGTAGGGAAGGACTAAATAAATCTCTTAAGGAGAAATCATTTAGAACCCCCTACGGTAGCCATAGTGAGGGTTTTTGCGAGGGCTCTATTCCGGGCCTTTCAGAGGTGCCCATCTGACCTCCCGAAGGAGGCCATAGGGTTGACATTTAGAAGCCCATGTAGTTGGAAAGAGACCCATCGTCCTCATAGTAGATGTCCACGGTCTCCGACACAGCGATCTGGCGGATGTGGTCAGCTCCCATCAGGGCGTTCTCAAGGTGGCTCTCAAGGAATTCCTCCAGCATCTCCGACTCACCAACCTTCGAGTCCTTCTCCATGGCGTCCGTGAAGAACTGTACGCCTATTGCGAGGGCGTCCAGACGGTCATCATGGCGTAGGGCGCCTCGATCTCTGGTGATGCGTGTGAGCTGGTACAGGAGGCTGTATTGCGGATCCATGGTGCCATCCGCGTTCACTGCCGACCGGTAGTCTTTCTCGATGAGGGCCTCTTGGATGACCAGCTTGTGAGACCCAAGGACAGGCTCTAAGACGTCGCAGATGCGCATCTCTTTCTGACCCTTGGACTTGACCTCTGTGACAGCGCAAGGATAGGTAGCGGCGACCACAGGGGCCAGCAGCTTGACGTACATGCCGTCACCGAAGTTACCCTCGACCACCACCTCGTTCACCTTGTACAGCTTGGCGAGGTTGGCAATGGATTGCAGGGTCGTGTCCTCGTACCCACCACGGAAGCCACCGGCATCCATGAGGAAGATGTAGCCGTTCAACTGGTACAGGACTGCATAGCCGGTCTCATCCTTACCGCGACCCGAGGGGTCAACAACGAGGATCTTCTGAGCGTATGCTGCCATGGACTGACCGACAGCTTCGTAGCGGTGGAACCGGTCACCTTGCAGGCCGACCATAGGAACGTTCTTGACCTCGTTGTTGCCGTTTGGCAGCCAAGTGAGGGTCGTAGGTGCCTTGTCAGGTGCAAAGCTCCCCACGATGAAATCTCGCAGCTTGAGAGGGTACTTAGCGGCGTCACTGAGGTTCGGGTTGAGCATGAACTGCAAGGCGAAGCCGCCCTTCCCGTAGGAGAGTTCCCGCTCACGCAGGTCAGCGTCATCGAATCGCACCTCATCCGTAGGCGCCCAAAAGAGTCTTGGGTCGTCTTCGAGTTCCTTCTGGAGCATCGGAGCGAGGCGTGGGCCGTAGGTCTCCCAGTCCTTCTGATCGACCGGATAACGAGCTGGCCAGATGGTTGTCACATAGCCCCGGCCTTCGAGTTCCCTGTAGAGGGTCATCTCGGTTTGTGGAGTGCCGAGGTAGATGATCGTACCGCCCGGCTTCAGGATCGCGTCGAACTCCTTAACGAGTTCTCCGAGGTGTTCCCGAGCTGCCTGAGTGGCCGAGTTGTTCGGAACCTCAACGTCGTCCGCAATGAGGATGTCAGCACGGCTACCAGTCAACTGACCGGTGATACCTACAGACTTCACGGATGGCGAGTGGTCAGGTTTGGCAGGCCCCACGTCGAAGGCCAGCGCACTATCCCGTTGACCGTTCCGAGGTTTCAGCTCGTGCAGGAATGGGAGCAGCTCAATGATGCGCTTGATGAAGATGCTGTTAGCATCCGCACGCTCTTTCGAGGCGGACACGATCATGAATTTCAGGTCTGGATTGTTCCAGAGCTTCCACACCACGAAGGCGCAGGTGATGAATGACTTCCCGATCCCTCGGAAGGCCTGAAGGATGAACCGGCGTTGATCGCCAGCGCTGAGCTTCGAGGCCATATCGATCTGACAGCGGGTCGGTTTGGGCAGGCTTAGGGCTTTCCACAAGACAAAAAGAAAGGCCACGAATGACCTTCTCATTAAAGCTATGTCAGCAGCCCCGTCACGGGGTTTACTCATGGGGTTCCTCCTTGAAGAATCTTGACGGTTCCTTGCAGTGCTCTCACTTGAGAGTCTGCGTCTCGGGCGATTCGGACAAGAGCTGTAGAAGTCTCTTCTCGTAGCTCGGCGCGACCATCAGCGAGGGGTCTACCGTCACCTGTGACGCAACGGACTTTGGCATCTGAGAGTTCGACTGACAGCCCGATACCACGGCTACGCAGATCAGCAACAACCCGACGAGCAGACTCTTGAGACGCGGCGTTGTAGTCCTGCCATTCCTTGGATTGGGCAGCAAGTGCTTTGGTGTATTGCTCACGTTCGGCCTCCTGTTTGGCTTGTGCTTGCAGTTGTTCGGATTGGGTCTTTGCGACCCACTGAATGTTTTCGTCAGAGCGCCCTTTGGCGTAGACCAGACCGAGGCCAGTCAGTACCAAAAGGCCCCACATGACGAACTCTTTAAGGTTCAACATATGGGGCCTCCTTTAGTGGCGCACGTCGGCGGTGCCGTAGAGTTCATCGTCGGTCATCTCAGGGAACTCATCGAGAGCCGATGCCAGATCGCCCAAGAGGGACTCATCGGGTTGCAGCTTCGCGATGGTGAACTTGTGACGTTCGAGGTACTTGCCGATGGCGTTGTAGAGCTGAGGGGTTCGACGCTCCTTATCGCGGAGGTCGGCCAGAAGGTTGCGACCGGTTTCGGTGTCGATAGCCTCCAGCAGTTTTTCGAGAACGTTAGCGCTCATTTGGTGGCTCCTTGTTCTTGCGCTTCTCGTCCATGACTGTCTTGAAGATCAGTACGACGGTCTGCACGATGGTGTAGAAGATGATGGCTGCATAGAACCAATCACTGAGGGTCATACCTGCCACTTGGCTTGCCACTTCGGCACCAGCACCAGCAGCGATAGGAGCGGCGCGAACCACTCCATTCGTGAAGTCGATCTCAAGGCCTGCCATTAGGTCATCGCCTTGATCTGGATGCGCAGCAACTTGGCCAGCTCCATTTCTTCAGGGGTCGCTAAGCCCAACATCACGTCAGGCAGCAACTTGTCGAGTTCCTGCTGTAGATCCACAGCGGAAACGTCTCGACGCTCCCAAGGCTTGATGTTGCCCTGATCGAGCGCCCATTGGTAAAGCAGAGGCCCGTGCTCAACACTGTCGTTTGGGCAGGCCGTGAAACCCATCTCGTGAAACCCCAAGTCCGCATCAGCGAACGTAAGGGTCATGTTGATCCGGGTCTTTTCCTCGTTGGCCCATTGAGGGTTGGCCGCTGAGATAATCACAGCAGCACTCCGCATCATGTAGGGAAATTCCATAAGTCCTCCTTAGGCGTATCGTTGCCAAATGGTGTTTTGAAGCTGTCCGCCGATCCAGCCACACACGTACCACGATCCAGCTGGAGATTGGGAGCCGTGAGAACCCTGCGTAGAGGAAAGGTAAAGGTTGCCACCAGCAGTTCCGCTATTCGCGCCAAGGGAACCATTAGGCAAGTAGATCGCCTGACAGTAAGACCCAAGGTCGTTCACCCGGATGTTCGCCATGTTCGCCCTGAAGTTACTGGTCGTCAGAACCACGTTGCTAAGCCAGTTGTTGCCCCATACGGAGCCGTAGAGGTTTCCATCTGTACCTACGAGGCCGCCGTTACCAACTGCAAGAGTGCTGTTCGACTTTAAGTTGGTCGCCTCGAATTGCGCAGTGCAATAACCGTTGCCGGTGATCGTCGTACCGCCAGCCGTGATTCTGAGCTGGTCAGCAAGGGAGTTCCGGGAGAAGGTCATGCTACCGTCTGCCGAAGATGAAATAATCCCTGTGCGTGACCCGGCAGAGTTCTGAAATTGAACCGTTGAGACATCCGAAGCGCTCAATGCCCGGCTCAGTAACTGACCATTCAGCGAGAGAACATAGGTGTCTGCTTGAACTGCACGGTTGAACTGCACGCCCTGAGCGGTGACACCTTTAAGGGCCGCTGCGAGTTCGTTGAAGTTACCCAGCTTGTCAGCCTCGGTCTTCGCACGATCCGCTTGGTTGGTCGCAAGCTGTACCTGAGTAGTCGCATCGATCACCTTTTGGGCAGCCGTTGCGGCACTTGCAGCAGCAGCACCTGCGCTGGCGAACGACTTGCGGCTGTAGTGGTAGCTCGAATAGAGACCACCAGTGACCACAACGTCTTCAGCCTTCGAGGCCCACTCTTGGGATCGCACGTTGGAGTTCTCAGAGCTGGTCGCCGAGTTGGCAGCAGCATCACGAGAGGCGCCAGCGTCCTGACGGTAGGCGTAAGCAGAGTCACGGTAGGCAAGTGCGGAGTCTCGATACTCCTGAGCGGTGTTACGAGCTGCCTCAGATCCTGTACGGGCCTGAGCCGCAAGACCGGCTTGCTGGGTTGCAACGTTCGCCTGATTCAGTGCTGATCCAGCCCACACCTTTTGCATGCGCAGGTTCACAGCATCACCATCATCGACGGCATCGGCCACGTTGACGATTCGCTTGGCGCGAGCATCGAGGTTGCCATCGTTGTTCACGGCGATTGTGTCGGCAGTCAGGTCACGGGCTTCCTCAGCGATGTGCAGAGACTGGATCTGAGAGGTGTTCAAATCGTAGGCCCGAAGGATCGAACCGTCCGCGAAGTCCACCAGACGATCAGTCGCTGAAGTCAGTCGGCGGATCTCGATCAGGTCATAGCCTTGGCCAGTGCCCCAAGCGATGGTCGTGGTGATTTGCGTTGGAGTTGTGAAGCGGTAGTCAGTGTTGAGCACCAGCTCTTTCCGGTTGACACCAATGAGGGTCACAACCACGAACTTCCGAGCGAGGTACTCGAAGGGAATCGGGAAGTCCTTTTGGGAACCATTGAGTGGATACGTTCTGACCGTCTTAGGGGTTGCCATTGAGGTCTCCTTAAAAGAAGGCCCCCGAAGGAGCCTGTTAGGTAGCCATAGTGAGGGGTTTTATCGCTTCCGGTATTCCATGCCTTGTTCCTGCATGAGAGCCGAAAGTGCCCGCTGAGAGACTGGATCGTTTGGCACGAGGCCACGCAGTCCGTTGTACAGACCAGTCATGTAGCCGAGTTCCTGAGAGTTCCGAGAGGATCCCCAAAGGCCCTCAGCGTTCGCCCCGACCTGATACACAGAGCCGAGGATGCCAGCGCCCGGAACCTGCTCAAGGACACGGCTGAGAGGCTGCTGCACGCCATCGGAACGCAGAGGCGAGTAACGCACAGGGCGATCCTTAGGAGTGAACTCAGGGCCTCGTGGGAGCACGGAGGTACGCACAGCAGCAGCCGGGTCGTAACCCAGTGGTGCCGCGATGAAGTTGGCCACACCAATCGGGGAACCGATGATGTTGTTACGGCTCATCGCAGCCCAGCCGAGCATCTCAGGAGTGAAGCTGTTCTTCAGGAAGTCCTTGCGAGCTTCTTGAGGCATCCCTTGAGCTTGGACGTAGCGTTGCGCCACATAGAAGGACGTAGCGAGGCCCGTAGCGACCACACTCTGGATGGCGAAGTCGATGCCCCGGCCATTCTTCGTGGAGTCGTAGATCCCGCGCATCAGTCGAGCGTTGAGGGAACGCAGGACGAACTTCTTGAACTGGAGCGCCATGTGCCAGCCAGCGCCGAGCGCCTTGGTGTCCTGAGAGGACAACTTGTGCGGACGCAGCAACGACTCATCGGCAACCTTGTCGCCCAGTCGCCAGATGTCCATGGTTCGAGGGTCGGCCCGTAGTGCAGCCGGATCCTTGATCTTGAAGCCCTTCCCGTCAGGTACGAGGTGTTGCTTGATCGCCTGCTTCATCGCACCGAACTGCTGAGGCGTGATGGACAGCATACGCAAGCGGTCAGGCGTGAAGATCTTCGCCTCGGCACCATGGGCAGCATTGACCAGATCCAGAAGCGCGCCCTGACGGCCAGCGTCGATGATGTAGTTTGAGGTCTCGGTTAGCAGCTTGGTGAACGGGGAACGAGCGGCCAGCTCCTGAGAGCCGTACTTCAAGGAACCCACCAGCTCAGCACCGAAGGCACTGGAGCCAGTCTGACGCAGACGGTCAACGATATCCTGACGGCGAGGACGGATAGTGTCATCCAGCTCGCGCCCGAAGATCAGGCCGTGCATCTCCTTGAGGTTCTCAGGGGAGATCTTGCTTCCCCAAGTGGTCATCTCACGGAGGTATGGAACGCCGTGCATCAGCATCCGAAGGTGACCATTGGTGACCATCCCGGCGACCTCAGTGAAGTTCTGAGCGGCCATGTAGGCGTTCTTGGTGGCGAATGAGAGATCGTTGAGGATCCTCAAGGCAGTCCCGAAGGTGCTATCAGGAGAACGTCGTGCGCGCCCTGTCAGGAGCTTAACGGCATCCTCAAGAGCTGCGACCTCCTTGGTGTTGCCCTGCTTGGTTTGGATCGAGAGAATCTTAGCCTTGAGTGCATCGGTTCCCTCGCCAGTCGCCGCCATGATCCCCACGTCACCGTTGATACGGCGGTCATAGGAAGGCATCAGCTTGGCGAAGTCGTAGACCCGGAGATCGTTGACCGAGAAGGTCGAACCATCGGTTAGGGTCACAGGGATGTCCGAGTCGAACAAGTTACGGGCTTCGAGGAAGTTGTTGTTCTCAGCACCAACCAGCGAATCCAGACCATCATCGATCAGAGCTGACCGGTTGAAGTCGGCGGTGTGAGCGATACCATAAGCCTTGTCGTGAGCGTAGCGCTGCACGGCCTCCTTCAGCATCTCAGGCGTCACCACCTTGCCTTCCTTCTCAAGCGACTCCTTGACCATCTTGTCTACGCGTTGGCGGACGTGTGGGCGAGCTGCGTAGGATGCCAGCCAGCTTTCACGGATACCTTCTTGCAGACCGTCAGCGCCTCCGAACTTCTTGATGAACAGAGCCTTGGCTGCATCGTCGTAAACGTTCGGGACGTAGTGGCCTTGGTGCCGGGTCGAATCGAGCAGGGACTGCGATGCCGAGTTACCGAACTGAGCCGGGTTCTCAAGCACGTCCTGCTTGCGCTTGAAGTGCTCGTTAATCAGATCCATCAGCTCACGCTCTTGCTTGGACAGCTTCGCCATCTTCAGCTTGGTCTGATCCTCGATTGCCTCAGTGACACGACGATACGCACGCTCGGTCAGCGAATCACGAGAGCCTTGACGACCAGCATAGGCCGGGTCTTCGTTGAGCAGCTTCTCAGTGAGATCGTTGAGTCTCCCGTAGTTCACATGATCCTCACCACGCAGGCGTTCAACCACGTCCGATGCGGTAGCCCCAAAGCGTCCATTCGAACCACTCTCGGTCTGCACCGTGGAGCGGAACAGCTTGTTGCCGATGCCGAGGATCTCAGGGTCTGCCGTCCGGTTGAGCGTGTAGCCGATCTCAGTGATGTCCCCAACGGTGAACCCACGGGCCGACCGCTGAGGTTCCAGAGAGGCAACCATCTTGAGGGTCTGAGGGTTCAACGGGTTCGAGCCTGAGATGATGCTGCCGTCACGGAGACGCACAGCGTTACGCTCAGCCGGGTACGGAACGTAATCGACACCCTCGTGAGTCTCAGGGATGTCGTCGGAGTTCCATGGCAACCGGGTTGGGTCTTCCTGACCACTCGCACGGGCAGCCTCACGGCCTTGAAGGCGAACCTGAGTCCCGAAGAACTCGTTCGGCTCTGAGGATTCTTGGTGACGTGCGAGGATGCCCTCAATGGTGTCATCAGGGAGATCCTTGAGGCCCTCTTGGCGGGTGTGACGCTCACCGTGCATGCCAAGGATCTTCTCCAGATAGTCATCATCCTGAGCGTCCTCACGAGGCTGCTTAACGGTTGGCTCCATGCCCTCCGGGAGAGGCACCTCAGCGTTCGGCTGCGAGGCTTCACCGTGACGGGCGAGGACTGCTTCGAGATCACCATCAGGCATCTCAGGGCGCCCTTGGGGAGCCGTAGCGGCCTTCGCAATGAAGCGATCCAGTGCAGCAGCAGCCACACCACCAACCACGGCGCCACCTACAGCAGCAGCCGCATAGTGACCCTCGATGCCAGTGGCTTGAGAGCGGAGACCCTCAGAGGCCACGGACATGCCCGATGAGAACACTGCCTGCTTCCCTACTCGGGCCGCAAAGGATGCCCCAGCGGTGCCCGGTACAGGGACGTAGGTCAGAGGGTCGAGAGCTGCACCGGCCAGACCACCAGTCAACTGAGCGCCAAGGCCCGAGCTGCTGATCGTCCGGTCATACTCCATGTTCTCCTTGGCCAGTTTGATCGCCTCGCCGAGACGGCTCTTGTGGCCTCTGGTGTTGTCGAAAATGAAGCTGAAGTATTTCGGGTCAACCCCTTCCTTGCGGATGTTCTCGAAGTCCTCATCAGTCCAATCGCTCGTGTCTGCCGTATTGACCCAATCCAATGGATCGTGTTCTTCCACGGTGATGTTCCGAAGGATCTGAGCTGGAACGGACGTCGCGAGGGATGCCTTTACGGTGTCCCACGTTCCGTCGAACAAGTCCTTGTCCGGGCCGTTCTGGCGCAGCTCCATCTCACGGAAAGTCGATTGGGTCTGAGGTGCTTCCCCAAGAGCCAGGTCGAAGCTCTGAGGGCCATTGATGTTCCCACGCTGGAGTTTGGGAGTAACGCTGACGCCTTGCGTGAATTCGTCGAGGTCAGCGCTTCGCTTTGGGGCGTTAGGCTGGTCGAAGTATTTGCGCAGTGGCGACTTGCCGACCACACCAACATCGAGCAGGTTCGCCATGTACTGATTGCCCTCAGCGGAGATCTTCGAGAAATCCCCACGATCCAGAGCGGCCAGTTGGGGAGCGCCCAAACGACCGTTCCCTTGGTTGTACGCGAGGGCAGCCTTGAGGTAGTCGCCCTTGTAGGTGCCGAGCAGATCCTTGGTGTACGCAGCAGACGCATTGATGGACTTTTGGGGATCGAAGAAATCCTCATCGGTCATCAGGCCGTAGGCGCGACCGGTTGCCTTGGTGAACTGACCGAGACCGCGAGGCCCGGTAGGACTCTTGGCGTTCGGGTCGAAGCTCGACTCGTTAAAGATCTTCTTGTGCAGGTAGTCATAATCGACACCGTTGGCATCCGCCGCTTCGCGAATCATCGCGTCATACGGCGTGCCTGCTGCTTTGACGTCAGCATAAGTAAGTTTGGCCATGAGTCCTCCTAAGGTTGGTTAGAGAGGGCCTTTAGCGCCTCCCTTCATGTACTGGTTGTAGAGCGCTCCACCACGTTGGGTCGAGTTCTTCTCTTCTTGGAACTTGGCCTCTGCGGCTGCTTGTTGGCGAGCTGCGTGGATGAGACGTAGGGATTCCCGAGAGATGCGGATGCGACGACCGTTGATGCTGGTGATCGCGATGTTGCCGTTACCGTCCGTGGTGACATCCATTGAGGTGTCGGCCCACTCAGGATTCCCAGCGAGTCCCTTCAAGGTGTCCTCGATGATCTCCTTACCGGAGTTCCATGAGTTCACGTCGTTAGGGTCTGCCATGAGATCCTTCTTCGAGAGACGGCCACGGTAGGCGGACTCATCGTCTGGCTCAGTGAAAGCGACGGTGTTCTTCTGGAGCCACTCAGAGAGTTTCTGCTTGGCCTGCTCAGGGTTGCCCGTGCGTTCGTTGTAGCCGTCGTAAAGAGTCCTTGCGGTGCGCTGGAGATTGCCGGGGATAGACGACAGGTCTTTGTTCGAGGTGTCGTTCATCAGCTCAGTCCACTTCTCGTCTCGGAACTTGCGTTCGTCAACGGAGACCTTCTTGCTGCGCTCGGCATCAATCAGGATCTGAGGGTCAATGCCTGACTCAGCAGCATCCTTCATCTGCTCAAGGAAATCAGCCGACTCAGGGAACACAGCGCCGAGGGTCGCAGGGTCAGCCGCATAGGCCCGCTGCAACTCAGTGATGCGCTTCATGTCACCCGGTTCGCCAGCTCGTACAGCATTGGCCCACTCACGCTGTGCATCAACGATGAGAGCCTTGTAGTGCGACTGGAACGGCCCACCTTCCTTGTCAGCTCGCAGGTATGCAGCGCGCATCTGATCCTTCTGGTCATCCGGGAGTTGTGCCCGGTCGATGTCCTGCATGATCTGAGAGGCTGCCGTGGCGAGATCTGAATCCTTGAACTCTCCGGTGTCGGCGGTGACCTCCTGCATCTTCGGATCGACAGAGACCTGCTTGCCAGCGATGCGAGCGGCCAAGGCGTTCTTGATGACAGCCACTCGGTTATCCGTCTGGATGGCCTTGGTGGTGTCCTCAGCGATCTTCGCGGAGTTCTGACGAACCCGTTGGATCAGTTGCTGCTCAGCGTTAATCAGAGCCTGCTTCTGAGGTGTCATGTCGCCGGTATCTTGAATCCAGTTGTTGCGAGCGCGGATCGCTTGGATCTGCTGCATGCCCGTGGCTGGATCCTCTTGACTGACAGCGGTCGTCAGGTGCAGCTCAAAGTCACGATTGAGGTCAGCGTTGCGCTTGTACTCGTTCGCCTGAGCGGTAACGATCGAATGCTGGTAGACGTCCGGGTCGAGCAGATCCTTGATCTTCCGTGGGCCTCCCAGCACATTCAGCTCCTGCTCTCCGAGATTCGTGAGCATCTTCGAGCCACCGGGCTTGTTCATGGCCTCCTTGACCAGCATGTTCAACGAATCGAGCGCCTGCTTGTCGGACGGGAATTGACCGTTCTTCAGGCCATCGTTGATGTAGCCGGAGAAGACCTGAGCGCCCTCAGGGGAGTTCATAATGGACTGGTCATCCAGAGCAGCCCCGAGATCCCCACGGGTGTTCACAGCGGCCTGAGCTTGATACCACTTCGACCGACGTTGCGCGTGTAGATCGAAGATCCCCGCGTTGCGCTGTACGATGTCCGCATTGAAGCCCTTCTGATACTCAGGGTCGTTCTCATCGATCCCTACAGACTTCGCGTAGTCCGCTGCCGATTGAGCAAGGCGCTGCTGCCGATACTCCGCAAGGTACTTGTCGTCCTTGTCGTCGAACTCACCGGATTGGATCTTGGTCTGGATCTCCGACTCAACGTCGTAGGCTGCTGAGCGACCGGACTTCAATCGAAGCATGTTCATTGCGTCCGGGTCGTCCTGATACAGGAGAGTCCCGTTGGCGATGGCTGCTCGGCGCTGGTCAGGGGTCAGCTTGCGGATGATCTCGTTAGAGCGCTCATCAGCTTCCTTCTTGGCCTGTTCCTGATAGCTGCCATACACAGCCGTACCGGCCTTCACGAAGCGCTGCATCTCTTCAGCGAATCCGTTGTTTCCCACAGGCGCCCTTTGAGCAGACGCTTGGAACTGTACGGTCGCCGTGGAGCCGCTGAGCTTCTGCGTGCCGCCCATCTTGGACTGCTCGACCGCCTTGGCAATTTCATTGGCCATTACTTAGCACCTCCCTTGGCTGTACCGGTTGATTTGGATGCTGCCGAACTGGACGCAATGCCCTGTCCTGCCGCGTACCCTTGAGCACCACTTGAGACGACCCCAAGAGCCTGAGAGAGACCCGAGGTGCGGATCACTTGGGCCTGACCTTTGAGGGCCGACTTGGTGTTCTCGGTGTTGGCGATCTGGTTCGCGAAGAGGGACTGATAGTCGCGCCTGTAGTTGTCGGTGACGGACATGCGCTGAGCGCTCGCCTCGTTCTCAACCGAGTTCTGAATGCGCCGCATCGAGTTCCCTGAGAGACCCGACTCTCCGATAGCAGTACGGATCGTGCCACGGTTACGCACAGCCTGAAGGTTGATTTCAGAGAGCTGGCGACGGGCTTCCTCTTGCTGGTCTTGGGCAGTCAGTTGCAGGTTGGCGTTGGCCATGTTCATCTGCTTGACCTGCTCACGGGCGCTACGGCGTTGAGCATCCTCAGCAGCACCCTCGCCCTTTGATTTGTCCTTCGCGGCCATGACGCCACCAACGAGGGCGACAGCGGCCATGCCGATAGAGACTGGTTCGCACATAGCGAGACCTCCTATAGCCAGAATTGTCTAAATGCAAATCCGGCCTGACTCATCACCGTGGACTCAGAGAAACGAGCGTTGAGGGATTCGAGCAGCCGGATATGCGGTTTGTTTTGTAGAGAGACGTAGTTGGTCATCATCCGTTGATTGGTGTGCTGCACTACCGTCAGGTGTTCCTTGAGCATCCTGTAGAACCTGAAGCGCTCAGCGTGGGACAGTGTGTCCACTACGGTCGTGGTCACAAACCAGATGTCCGGGAACTTCGAGCCACCTACGGCAAGAACCATGGAGCCGATCACAATCGCATGGGTCGTCTCATCGAGCGCCTTTGGGAGAACCTCACGGGGATCCCGGTTAGGGATGTTCATGTGGAACTCTTGCAGATCGCCCTTCGAGAGGTTCCCAGCGGCTTGGATCAGATCCTGTTCTGTAGCTTTGCGTAAAATCACTTAGAACCCCTTAGGGTGGCCATAGTGAGGGGTTTTATTCCACACCATGGCGCACCTCATCAGATGCCGGAAGATCGGCGAATGTAGTTACCCTCCCAGCCGCATCCGATGATATTCAAAGGGTTCGGCGAGTCGGACGTAATGGTGACTCGTTGCTTCATTGCGTTACCGGTGACCGGGAACTTGAACTGACCAGTACCCAGCGAGAGTTCGCCGAGTGTCATAGCTGTCCCGAGGCGTCCACCGGACATCACATAGACGTAATCGGAAGACCCGTTGTTAACGTTGATCTCGAAGGCACCGGACTGCTCGTAGTTCAACCACGCACGGCGAAGCTGGAGACGGCCAATGTCCTCGGTCGAGGTGCTGCCATCGTCAGCGGTCTGCTTGATGAGGAACTTCGAGAACTCGTATTGGAACGTGTACTTCTTCCCGATGATCATCTGCACGCCCTGACGGTTGCCGGGGAAGTACAGCTTCGAGGATCCGTTCCAAGGCCCTGAGAACAGAGTTGTGACGCCTTGCTGGTCGAGGGTATAGAACTCAGCGTCTGCACCGGGAACGCCCCCGTAAACGGACGTCAGGTCGAGTTCCGTCAGGTTGGTGTCGATGTTGTAGGCGCCCAGCGTGACCACCTTCTTCATGTCCATATAGGCCCGATAAGGCTCGATGTTGAAGTCGATGGTGTGCTGCGTGAATTCCATGCGCTCCATTGTGATCCCTTCAGGTCTCTCCAGCATCAGGTAGCAGTACGATCCGATGCTCGCCGAGGCCAGCACACGGGTGTTCTCACCGAAAGTCCAATGGCTGAATGATTGCTGCACCAGCTTCTCATCCAAGTACAGGAACTTGTAGATGAAGACGGAACCCGGCTCGCCGTCTGAGAGGATGCTCACGAAGTTCTCAGTGCCCGACCCGTGGAGATTGAACACGGTGTTAGGCAGGTAGCTTGGAACGTGTGCAGAGACGTCCTCAGCGGACTTCACGTCGGAGACATCCTGAATCGCGTAGTAGCGCTTAAGGGACGTGAAGGAAGCCCGAGGTGCAGCGAAGTACACGCCCCGGCCAATGCCGTATGGTCGAGCACCATCACTCACGTCGAACTCAGTGGTCAGATCCAGCTCAATCGTCTTCGAGGAAAGGATCCCGTTGGACGACAACACGAACTGAGCCTGATCGCTCCAGAGCAAGAGCTGCTCGGAGAATGGCACCGCGTACTTCAAGATCGAGATCCGGTTGTGACTGATCGCCACGTCAATCGGATCGTCATCACTGAGGGTCGCCACGGAGGCCGGGAAGAAGTTGAAATACTTCGACGTCCGGGACATCACGACGTTCTCACCCGAGAGGAACCCTAAGCGGTTCCGAAAGAAAAACACGTCGTTAATCGTACCGCCCACGAAGGACGGCATCGGGTTGGTCGTGTCATCACCAGCAGTCCGCCCATCCCAGTTCAAAGGTGTCCAATCAAACTGTCCATCAGCGGCCCGAACGAGCGCGTGAGGCATGGTGTATTGGTTCAGCCCTTGGATGATCTTGGGCTTCGCTGTCTCCTTCCAGACCTGCGCCACGGAGTCGTAGATGACCCAGTAGTTATCGCCTGACTTGGCGGACTCCCCGGTGATCTCAACGATGTACCCATTGGGGGCCTGAGCGGGGAGCTTATTGAAGGTCTGCACCTGATAGATGAACGACGACATGAGCTGACCAGCGTAGCCGTCATAAGTCGCCACGGAGCTGATTACTTGACCACCGGGGGCCGTAACCATGATCCAGCCGGGGCCAGCATCTGCATGCCATCCGTTAGGGCCAAAGACCGTATTGATACCAGCAGCCATCGTGTTGGCGATCCATGTGGCGTCCGTCATGTCCACTTGGTTCATGCCTGCATACGGCTGACCAGCAGGAACCTTTTCGGCGGAACCGTTGGGCATCTGAATGGAGCCGAAGTTGATACCGTTGATGTAGATCGTGAGCGCCCGGCCGTATTGACCGCCTCGGATGTTGATGAGGCACCGCTGGTTGAGCGCAGGGTAACCCGGTGCGGTCAGGGTCGAGTTCATCTGTGTCACGGTCTTTCGGTTCACCACAAAGGTGTAGTCCGCGATGGTGATGATCCGAAGGTCTGTCCTTGGGTTTGCCACGTTGGCGTACCCGTTGTAGCCCCGGACTGCGTAGTTGTTTCCCTTGAGGTCGTAGACGTTGACGCCAGTGCCGTAGAAGACAACGTAGTATTGCTCCACGGCGTCCCGATTGATCAGGTGGACAAGCGGCTTTGGGCCAAACGCATTGGGAACGTGGATGCGCTTGAGGAACGTGGTTGGTGGCCGCTTCTGAAGACCTTGGGTCTCCGATGACCATCCATTGACTTGCATCTGGCCTTGGTTCGAGAACCGGAGAATGTCCGGCTGCTGCGAGATCCCGCCTTTGAGGTTCTTGACGGATTGCGAAACGAGACCCATAGGCCCTCCTTAGCTTCGAGAGATTTGGCCCCCGGTGAACGAGTCACCATCGAGCATGTTGTAGCCACCGAATTCGATCTCGTATTCCTGACAGGCCTGCCACGCGGCGGACTCTTCTTCTTGCAGGGATCCTTCGATCTCACCGGCACCAAAGAACCGCATGTTGAATCTGCGAGAGGCCTTAGCGACGATGTACGAACGGAAGCACTCAGGCATCTCGTTGTAGGTTCGCAGGCGGATCAGGTTGACGGTGATCGGGCCGGAGAAGACGTCAGTCTTGGCAGTGGTGTCGTAGACGTAACCGCCTCGGTTGATGAACGCTGTACCCCCGGTGTTGGTCATCTTCAGGTAGTCGCTCATGTACTCGATGAGTCCACTGAAAGCGTCCTGAGTCAGCGTTGCGCCTTCCTCAATGTTGAACGCCCAGCCCTTCGCTTGGACTTCCCGGTTGACCTTGTTGAGCAGTCGGCGACAGTTCGCTACGTCAGCGTTGGAGTCACCTTCGAGGGAACTCACAGGACTCTCACCGATAGCGGCGAGCATGTCGTTGATGGCTGCGAGTTCGTCTCCTGTTTCGAGTGTTGCTTCGTAAGAGCGCATTGAGATCTCCTTAATGAAAAAACCCCACGAAGCCATAGAGGCCCCATGGGGTTTTAGTGTTACGCGGCTGGAGTGAAGACCAGCGCACCAGCAGCTTCAGGACGCAGACCGCCGTGGCCCATCGCGTACTTGCCGATGATCTGGTCAGCTTGGAACTCAGGGCGACGAGCGCGCTCCAGAGCCATGTCCTTCAGCTTCACAGTACCGACAGCGGAGCGGTGGTTGAACAGGCCGATCACGTTGTTCTGAGCAACCTTGACGTCGCCAGTAGCAGTGGCCGGGAAGGCGTGCTTCTGAGCGGTGCCATCGGCGTCAGTACCTGCACCACCAGCGACCAGATGCGGAACTTCGATAACTTCGAAGCCCATCACGTTGCGGATGTTGCCGGTCTCAGGGTCGATCAGCGCAGCGTAGTTCGCAGCGTTCGGCATCAGAGCCGAGAGGATCGCCGAGTAGTCGTCAGGCGAGCAGTAGAAACGACGGTCACCCGAAGGGACGTAGTTCTTGGTCAGCTTGCCGCGAGCCGAGGTCAGACCCTTCAGGATCGCCTTGCCGCGAGCTTCGACATCGACCAGATCAGCAGCAGCGCCGATGTTCAGGACGATTGCAGTACCGAGGCCAGCGATGTTCTCGTTCGAGGCCGCTGGCAGGTTGCACAGGTTCGCCATCTCGGCCAGTACAGCACCGTCAGCAGCGATGGCCAGAGCTTCGCCCAGTTGCGCCGAGTATTCAGCGCGGACGTCGTAGTGGTTCATCGCGTCCTCGATGTCGTAGATCAGAACGTCGGAGGTCAGCAAGCCGTCGATCTGGATGATCTTCTCGGAATGCTTGATGTCCTTACGCTTGTCATCGAGGTTCTCGCCCGGAGCGAGGTAGTAACCCTTGGTGCGGCCCATGACCGGGAACGAGGCAGATTTGCCGTTCTGGATGGTACGAACCATATGCTTGTCCATGGTGACCGAACGACGCACGAATGCAGTCAGAACTTCGCCACCGAAGACCTTGAGGAACAGAGCCAGTTTGTCAGCCGGGTTCTGACCCTTGCCTTGGTTAGCACCTTGTTGTTGACCGCCATTTGCGTTAGCCATTTGTGTCTCCTTCTATAAGATTCTTTAAGGCACGGCGAGACCTCCCAAGCGAATGGGTGAAGTCTCGACGTAAGCCATAGTGAGGGTTTTTAAATCCGGTGGATTACCAGCTCGAACGGCCTACACGCTGCTCAACGAGCGCACGGTATTCCGCATCGTTCTGATACTTCGGGTCGCTCATAGCGGCGATCATCTCGCGCTGGTTTGCAAACCCTTTGGGGCCTTTCGAAGGAGCCTGTTTAGGGCCGCTTGCAGGAGCACGCTTGTTGACCGAACGATCAGGGGTCTTGCCGAACTTCTTGGTTCGACTGGCCATCCCGAGGTTGATGATGGTCTTGATCGAGGCGAGGTCTTGACGACTGATCGCTTCCTCAAGGGCAACCATCGCGTCCGGGGAGTTCGCCTGAAGGTGGCTGGTGATGGCGTTCCACTTCTCAGGGCCACCGGCATACGCTTGGATCTGCGCAACGTAGGTCTGAGCGAGGGCCTCTTGGCCCTGAATGAACGACTTCACGAAGCCACGGGAATAACCGACCTTTTCGAGTTCCTTGAGGGAGTCCTCGGAGAGCTGGTTGTCCTGCTCGTATTCACGCTCGACACGATCAGCGATGTCCTGAGGGAGACCGGCCTTGATTGCCTGAGCGCGCATCTGAGAGAAACCGTCAGCGTACTCATCGATCTCAGCGGATGCCTTAACGAGTTCGTCATCAGGCTCGCCGAGCGGGGTGAAATCATCGGCATCACCATCGTCCTCGCCACCTTCATTGGTGACATCATCGGACTGGTTGTTGTCGGTTCCATCGTCAACTTGTACGTCTTCACCGTTGTCGTCTTCGGCTGGCAGCAGGTCGCCTTCAAGGGCGTTGTCATCCGGGGTAGACAGGGTGATGGAGTCATCGCCATCGCGAACGCTGGTTGGCAGCGAGAGCATGTTCTGCTCGTGTTCGGTGATGTTGTTCGAGGACATGACAGCGCCGTTAACACCGAACTCCGCATAGACATCAGCAGAGCGGTACATGGCGCCCATCATAGCCGCGCCGAGAACGTGCATCATACCGCCACCAATTACTGCAATACGCATAGTGTCTCCTTAAGAAAATGAGGCTACAGAGGCACGTTTCCTAACCTCGTGCATTCAGGACATTCTCTGTAGCCATAGTGAGGGTTTTTAACCTTGGAGCGAGGTAGCCTCGACCCCAGCGGTATCCATTGCGGACTGCATAGCGTCGGGACTCGCAGTTGCCTGAGCAGCCAGACCAGAGCCGATACCAGCAGCAGCTTGAAGACCGCCCTGCTTGAGCATCTCTTGGGACTGGAGCTGAGCCTTGTCGGCCTCAGTGAGCAGCAGACCAGAGGTGTCGATGCCTATAGCATTCGCCAGACGCAACTTGATGTTGCTCATGTTGAGGTCTGGATCAGCCTGTAGCTGACTCACGTTTGTCATTGCGCTGAGGAACTGGTTGAGCTTGTCGAGATCCTGACCGCGACCCAGTGCTTCCACACCGGTACTCACGGTTGGCTCAACGGCCTCCTTCGGCATATCGGGGATCTGCGAGGTCGCCTGAAGTTGATTCAACAGGATGCGGACGATAGGCAACTGGAGTTCCTGCGAGAGGATCGAATAGACGCCCCCAAGGGTGTCCTCCAGTTCAGACGCCACATACCGAATCTCTTCGGCTGTAACGCGTTCACCTTGTCGTTGCACTGCACTGTTCAACATAAAGACGTAGGACAGACGCCCTTCGATTGCATCGGCTACCTGCTTGGCAACCGTGAAGTCGGCGGTCTTCTCAAGCTGCAAGAACGAGATGTCATCCTTACGGCCCGGAACGAAGTCACCGGTTTGAGCTTTGACGATGCGTCGAACCTGAGTGATCCCGTTGGGGTTCACCAGACCGACCACCTTCGAGGCGATCATCGAGAACTTAATCATGGCCTCATGGAGCTTCTCAAGGGACGTCAAGTCGCCGAGGTACTCTTCAACATGGGAGCGGCCATAGTGCTCACCGTCACGCTTAGTCCAACGAACGGCAATCCACGGGCAGGCATCCACAGGATACTGACCATCGGTGCCATCCACTTCGACCCCATCGATCTCCTGATAGGACAGGAACTCGCCGGACTCGTCGTCAAGGTAGACGTGAGTGTAAACCTCGACCTCCTGCTCAGGCGTAAAGTCACCTTGCAGGGATACTCGGACGTCCTCAGGGAGGGCCGCATAGGCCACCTTATCGACGGTCACGAGTTGCAGGACGTTGCCGTAGGAGTCCCGTTGGCAAACGTAGTTGTGGAGCGTGTAGAGCCTCATCGGGTTGTAGGCCGAAGAGGTTGCATCGGGAGGTGGCAGATAGAGCAAACCGTTGCCGCAAAGGGCCAACTGTCGGATCAACTCAAAGAGCGTCACGCGGTACGAGTTGGCTTCCATGTACGACATCAGGATTCGCTCGACCATGCCCAAGCCTTGTTCCACCACTGCCAGTTGCGACGGGTCGGTGACCAGTTGCTTGGCTTGCCATTCAGAGACCTTCAGCTTCATCCACGTTTGCAACGGGAACAAAGCGAGCATCACCTTGGCGGACAGGTTGTTGAGACCACGAGCGCCAACCGCTTGCCACGGAGTGGTATAGCTGGTCGATGCGTTATCGGAGTCTTTCGGAAACAGGGACGGGATGGTGACTGCTGCGCAACTCTCCGCTCGTGTCTCGTAGGAAACTCGGTCGTTCTTCAGTCGTTCGTAAACGGCCTTAGCGCCTTCCTCCGCGAGACCTTCTCGGGTCGTTGTTGCCATGTGTCACCTCCTTGTCAGATGTTGATGCCAGTACCTGCGGAGCGGGCAACGGACAGACCGCGCTTGCCTTTTGCAGCAGCCGCCTTCTTGGCAGCAGCAGTATCAGCGTCGTCCTCGGTCGAAGAGTCCTCTTTAGGAGCCTCGACTTGAACCGCTGCGACAGGCGTTGGGGCCGCTACGACCGGAGCTTGAGGTGCTGCTTCTGGAGCTGCCTTCTCATCGCTGCCTTTGTTGCCCAGCACGCCAGCCGGGTCAGCGACCTTCGAGACGGTCTTGGTGATTTTCTTGACGGCCTTCTTCAGACTCTTACCGAATCCCATGGAACCTCCTTACTTTTTCTTGGTGGCCGACATTGCCCGTTTGATGGACGCAGCCGGTTTGATTTTCTTGACGGGACCAGTACCGGTATCGGACGACACAGCATCAGAGCTGCCGTCACCCTTATCGGTGGCCGTGGTTTTGACTTTCAGGCTGTCAGTGCCGGTTTCCGTAGACTGATCGTCTTCAGATGCGCCGAAGTCCACGCCCTTGGGTTCCTCTAAGAGAACCGGCTCGGGAGCCTTAAGGGCATCGGGGTTGGTCTTCGGCGTTTTGACTTTGGATTTAAAGCACACTGAGGGCTTCCTCCTGTCGTTGCTTCTGAGCCTCCTGCATCAGTTCCGTAACCTCTACGGCTGCGTTCGCTCCATCCATGAAGCCAGCGATATACGACTCGCTATAGCCAGCCTTGCGCAGGTCATCGATCACGCCAGTGGCGATCAGATAGGAACCGTTGAGGCGGACTGCGAGGTACTCGGCGGCAACCGGGGAGATGTCAGGAATGTCATCAGGGTTATTGAGATGGTGTTGGATGATGCTGAGCAAATGACCTCCTTAAAGGAGACCTAAAGGGATATAACCTTTCGGCCTCCCATAGCCATAGTGAGGGGTTTTAACTACCAGAAGCCTGCGAACACACCAATGGCCCATACCTCAGCAGCGCCAAGGCAGATCAGAGCGATGTCGATGCGATCCATCACGGCCTCCAGAGGATCGGCTTCTTGGCCTCGTGATCCCAGTCAGACCAGCGCAGGATGCGAGCGACCTGAGCTTGGACGATGAGATCCTCTTCACTCATCCCTTGCTTCTCAGCGAGGGCCACCATGCACTCCCAACGGGAAGGACTTTCGCCGTCCCAATCTTCGAGCTTATCGCTCGTCCAATAGGGAACCTCTTCACCCTTGCGAGCGCCTGACTTCATCACCTTCGTGGCCTGATAGAACCACTCTGGTTTCTTCAGCCATTCCCACAGCCCACCAGCGAACGCCTCACCGACACCCGGCACACCGCCGTAGCCGTCCGTAGTGTCGCCCTTGAGGGTCTGGTAGAAGTGGTGCAGGTTGGCCGTCTCTTCGTCGTTCTTCACGAGTTCCATTTGGGTCAACCAGAAGAAGTAACCCGGAACCGTGTTGAAGTCCTTATCACAGGACACGGAGATAACGCGGTCGCAACCAGCGAGGCCCGGATTGGTCATCAGGATCCCACAGACGTCATCGCCTTCCACGCCGTGCCACTTGTAGGACTTCTCGCCGAAATGGTCGAGGATGCCTTGGCAGAAGACTGGATAGCCGACTGGCTTGCGCTTGCCCTTACGGTTGGCCTTGTAGGTCTCAAGGACTTCCTTGCGCCAGTTGTCGTCACCGCTGAGGATGCAGAGGTCAACGAACTCGTACTTGTCCGGGGTCAGCTTGAACTTGCGCTTAAGCTGAGCAGCGATCTCATCCTTGATCTTCTTGATGGTGCCGAAGAGGATCCCTCGGGCTTCCTTGTGGTCACACTCCAGAGTCCACACGTCTTCGCCCCAGTCCTGCTCAGTTTCAGCAGCGGACATCGCGGAGAAGATCAGGTAGTCCATATCGTGCGCCAAACCGATTTTCAGTTTACTCACAGCGCACCTCCGAATTCCGAGAGAAAGAGTTGACCGGCAGTGGTCAGCGACCAGTAGCCCATGTTCCGGCCATCGGTACGCAGACAGGTGATGTGGCCCCGTGAGGCAGCCTCAGAGACCAGCGCGGCGTTGCTGCGGTAGAAGTCCGACTGGAACGTTCTGACCTCCTTCTTGATGGCGTAGAGAGCCTTTAGGTACTCGGTCATACGGTCTTCTCGAAGCGGGTCTCGAAGTGCGGCGAGCGGATACCAGTCTGCTTGAAGGCGCAGCCAGCATTTGCCGATCGATTGGACTCCTGCTTGCAGTCGTCGTAGATGCAGCCCTGACAGGAACCCTTAGGCTCCATGGGCTTCTCATAGGTGACCTTGATGTCACCCACACGAACTCGCGCCTCGGTGCTTGCGATCTCCTTCACGAGATCATCACGGACGAACTCACGGATGCCTTGACGGAAGATGACCTCAAGGCATTCCTCGTCGGTCTTGTCGCTGGCCAGCAGCTCGACCCGATACTTCGTCTCGCCGTGCATCTTCGGAACCTCAGCGGCTGCGAGGATCTCACGGGCACGCTCACGGGCTACCTTGAAGTCCTCAAGGGTCTCCTTCGAGACGACGATGGACAGCGGGAAGTTGACGGTCAGTTTCATTGTGATAGCCATGTGGCCTCCTATTAGTGACACTCGCGCCACGTCTCACCGATCTTGAAATCAGTGTCGAGGACGCAACGGAAGTTGAAAGAATCGCCAACGTTTCGGATGGCTTGTTGGGAGACCTCAGCAATGAGCTGTGCGATCTCAGGAGTGCGAGCGGCGATCTGGAGTTCGTCGTGAACCCACGCCATGAAGCAGAAGTCACCCGGCGAACCGTCGTCCTTGTACCAGCCGTGGTGCAGGCCGTGCTCATCCATCAGCAGGCGTTCAACCTCAACGACCCACTTCTTGCAGATGATTGCACCGGCAGACTGGAGCAGGAAGTTGAGGGCCGAGTGCGGGGACCGGACGTGGATCTTGCGACCGTCCAGACCCTTCAGCCATTTGCGCTTCCACTTGATGTCGAAACGCTTGGTCGCTTGGTTCCACTTCTGCTCTGTGATGAGCTGGTCAGCGATGGCACCTTGCAAGCCGGAGATGGCCGGGGTGTTCTCCATGAAGGCTTTCTTCAGGAGCTTCCCTTCCTTCTTCCCGCCTCCCACAAAGGAACCCACGAGTTCATCACCAGCGCCGTAGAGGAACGCGTAGATGAAGGTCTTAGCGATTGCCCGTTGGGCCTCGTGTTCTTCGTTGTGCTTGTCGCGGATGTCGAACTTGACGATCCCAGCGGCCTTCCCGTTGACCCAGTGGATGTCACCATTGAGGACGGTCTCAGCGTAGGAACCACCATCGAACGGAGCACCGAAGTGACCCAAGCAACGAAGCTCAAGGCCGCTCGCGTCGGAGCCGATCTGGATGGCGTTCTCCCAGCCCTTCAGGTGTCTCGCATAGATCGCCCCAAAGAGCGACCGGCACTGAGGCCCGTAGACGGCTGTACCCGAGGGCACTTGGCCCATGTTCGGATAGCTGTGAGTTGCCCGGCCAGTACCTGCACCGTTCGGGTTGATGTTCCCGTGGATGAACCCATCAGCGTGGGTCATCTTCATCCATGCGTTGTCACCCTCAGCCAGCATGCCAATGCGCTTCTGAATCATCAGGTACTCACGCACCAGCTCAATGGCAGCCTGCTTGGTAGGGTCGGTTACCTTGACGTGCTCAAGGGCCTCATCGTCCACCACAGGGGCGCCGTTGTCGGTGAAGACTGACGGAACCCATCCGGCATCCTTGAGAACCTTCGCGAGGTGCGGACGGCTGGCCGGGTTGAAGGTGACCAGCTCGATTGGCGTGAAGGGCGCCCCAGCGAACGTCTCACGGGTGTCCTTGGTCTTGCCGTTCTTCAGGTACACGTCACCGACTTTCGGGTACTTCACCTTGGGCATCGGACGGCCATCAGACCAGAAGTCGATAGGCTCGCCGTTCTTCGGATTGAGGAACGCGGAGGTTCCGCCCTTCGGCGAATACCACGACCCGAAGGTCTGGATCAGTTGAACGAGTAGATCGGAGCGGCGACCCGCAAGCTCGGAATAAAGGCGTTCGGCGCCGTCCATGTTGAACGGAAACCCATTGCGCTCCATTTGGGCCAGAGACCATGCAGCATCGTGCTCAAGGCGAACCGACTCGATTGCCGAGCCGTCGTCCGTGAAGTAGTGTCGATCGTCAAGGATCTTACGGAGCAACTTCGAGGTGACCCTAACGTCCTGCTCACAGTAATCCTCCATCGCTTGGTTGCACTCGGCCCACTCAAGGCCGGGCGTATAGGGAATCCCCTCGACCTCGCAGGCCTTCAGGAAGTCTGTCTTGTACTCGCCCTTCATCTCGCCCAAGCGATATCCCCACGCCTCAAGGGAGTGGGAGCCGAACATCTTGCCCGGAAGGATCCCCGAACGAAGCAACCCAGCGTCACGATCCCGGACATTGGAGTAAACCAACCGGGTCAGAACGAGGGTGTCGAGGATGCGCTTGCGGGGGATGTTGAGTCGCTTGCCGAAGTACAGACGCTTGAGCTTGTCGAGTGCAGGCACGTCGTACTTGATGAAGTTGTGCCCAACGATCAGACCGTCAGGCTTCGCCGCTTCTGCCTCAAGGGCCTTGATGTAGTCCTTGAAGGTGGACTCATCGTACCGGGTGTATTGCCCAGTGAAGTAGTCTTGGATCGTGGCGCAGTGGAACCGGTCTACCGTCTCAAGGAGACCATTCGTTTCAATGTCAGAGATGAGCATAGAGGCCCTCCTTAGTGGAAGGCACAGGCACTCAGCGGCAACCAGACATTTTCCCATTCGAAGGGCGTGGTTCGCATACGGAACTCAACGGCCCAACCAATTGGGAAGTGCTCGGTCGCAGGCTGGAAACAACGGATTACTTCGAAGTTGACGCCTCGAAAGTGGTTCGCGTTGAACACGAAGAGACTGTGCCATTTAGGGATGCGGTGCGGTTCCACGGTGAAGCGGCGACCGGCTGGTATTGGTGGTGCGCCCGAGGTACGGAATATCGCGGACGGATTGAACGTTGTGGCGAACTTCGGAGTCGGCGAGAGAACCTCAGCTTGATCCCTCAGGAACTTCGCTAAGACTTCTTTCGGGTCTACCTTCTTTTCCTCAGGAGCGACCCACACATGAGGGCCATCCTTCGGGCGTTCGTAGCGGTATCCCATAGAGGTCAGCAGGGTTACCGCTTGTTCACCCATACGCAGGTGCTGGCGAACTTCTTGATTGTCGAGCATGTTGTTTCCCCCGTTGTGTTTCGCTGTGAACTCACTAAAAGGCCCTCTCAGAGAGAAGGCCCTTGGATCAGCTCACGCGTTTCAGATCTTGAGCGCGCCAGTTGGTATTGACGCGGTGTTCAACGGCCTTGGCGTAGGCGCTACGAGTGATCTCGATGGCAGCCAGCAGATCGGCCTCGCGTTGAACGGCCTTTTCATGGCGACGTTTGGCGATGCGAGCGGCCAGAGCGATCAGGAACGAAACGATGTCGAAGGTCTTCAGAGTGGTCAGTGGTGCTTTCATGTTGGTTCTCCTTAAAAGTCAGGTTCTTGCTGACCCGCCCATGCGGCATCAGCTTCGGATTCATCGTCAGGTCTCCAGCCGTCAGGCTTGGCTACGAGGCGACCAGTTCGTTTGTCGTATTCCATGAAGCCAGCCACACCGGTCTCTCCCGTAAACCGACACTTGAGCAGTCGGAACAGGATCAGATTCGGGTTGGCGCCTTGCTGGTTTCGCTCTACAGCAATGATCGTGTCACTCAGTTGGCGAAGACCGCCCGACCCACGTAAGTCGGTAGCCATCACTGGCCGTCCTTCCTCGTGAGGTTTGCCCTTGTCAGGGTTCTTCAAGTGACAGATCACGAAGACGGCGACGTTCTTGGTCTTGGCGAAACTCTTCAGCTTCGTCATCAAGCGGTCGATCATCTTTCGCTCATCGTTCTCGCCGTCCATGGCGGACACCACGATAGAGATGTGGTCAAGGACAATCACTCGGCATCCCTCGACTTCCACCATGTAGCCCAGCTTGGCTAACAGGCGATCCTCAGCGGACTCCGCAAAGGCGTCGTAGAGATGCAGCTTGTTGCTCGCGAAGATCTCATCAAATGCCGCATCGAACATTTCCTCGGTGGTCTCATCGGGGTTCTGCCGAACACGGCTACCCATATGAAGCCCCACGATGTCCTGTACGGTTTCCTCTACGGCCTCTTCGAGCATGGCCACACCGGAAGGTATGCCCTCGACATGGAAGAAGTTGTAGACGTTCTGACGGACGAAGGTGGACTTCCCTGAGCCACTGCCGGAAGTGATAAGGATCACCTCACCCTCACGGACATCCTTGGTCATCCGCTTGAGTTCGAAAGGCGCCACCAGAGGCAACGAAGTGACAACCTTCTTCTCCTTGATGCGATCCTTAAGGGACAGCGCAGAGACCACACCGTCAGGGACGAATGGTGCAGCGTTCCACATGGCATCCATCACGGCCTTCCCTTGGCCCTGTGCTACGCATTCGTTGGGATCCTTGAAGGGCAGGACAGCGATCTTCACCTTGCCCGGTGGGAGAACCTCAGCGGCCTCCTGAGAGGCAATCCGACCCGGCTCATCCATGTCGAACATGAGGATGATCTCTTGGAACTGGTCGAAGTATTCGTAGTTGGATGCGCAGGTCTTCGCAGCAGCCTTCGAGCCATGCCCGATGGACACGACTGGATACTTGCCGCCTTGCAACTGAGCCACTGTCAGGCAATCGATCTCGCCCTCAGTGACGACGATCTTCTTACCACCGTTCCAGAGGTGACGACCAAACAAAGCATCCTTGTCGTGCTTGCCCTTGGTAAAGAAGTCCTTCGATGCCTCACGGCACTTCTGCGATGTCAGGTTGCCCTGCGAGTCGTAGTAGTTGGCGATCTGCACAGGGACTTCACGCTCAGCATGGGGTGACCACGCCTTGCCCAGCCAATAGCCGTACATTCGGCAGATCGGCTCCTGAAGGAATCGCTTGGGCAACGCAGAGAAATACCCCCCAGCCTCGCCCATCGAGAGCGTCCCTGAGGCCCGTTCCTTTGGCGTGTAGCCACCAGATCGGTCAACCCCATCGGCTGCCTTGTAGGCGACCTCAGGAGGGCACGCAAAGCAATACTGGTGACCATCGGAGAACAGCGAGTTCGCATCAGACGACCCACAGGTTTCGCAGGGAATGTGCTTCAGGAACACACTTTCTTCATCACGGTCAGTTGACGACATCGGCAACCTCGCGCTCTACCAACGAGCTGTTCCAGTTGTTGCCGCCCAGCAGCGACATCCACTTGCTCTCCATCTTCTCGGCGCGGCTCCCTCGGGCATCCTCACGGAGGCGAACAAGGGACGTCCAATGGGTCTTCCCGAGGTAACGAATGCTCGCGCCTTCGATGCCCCGCTGGATGCCCACGATGGCGAACTGGTTGAGGTTGTAGTCGAACTTACCGATGGCCTCATGGACGTCATCAGTCTCGTAGAGGATCACGTCGATCCCACACGACTCCAGTTTCCAGACGCCTTGAAGGCGATCCGAATCGGAACCGGTGTGGTACTTCGGGAACTTCTCGTAGGTGTAACCACCAGCATCAAGCGCTCTGGAAACAGTCTCCGGGTCGGTGCCCGCGCAGATGATGTCGATGTCTTTCGGGACAACCCCAAAGAACAGGTCACGGGCACAGCCACCGGCGATGATCGCGCCAATGCCTTGTTCCATGAGGTGCTCAACGAGGTCGAACCCACCTTGCAGTAAAGTGCGGTTCATATTGGCCTCCACAAGTCAACGTAAAAAGGCCACAAAGAACCTTTAGGATTCTCTGTAGCCACAGTGAGGGTTTTTGAATCAGTGACCGTCAGCCAACCAGTTACCCACGTCGAAAGACGGGCATGCCTTCCCAGGATCAAGCTCGCGGTGACCCACGATGTTGGCCTCTGGATACTGGCGTTTGGTGGCGATGAGCAGCAGGTGCAAGGAGTCGAATTGCTCCTTGGTGAAGTTGTTCTCGGGCTTGCCCTCGGCGTTGATACCACCGACCAGACAGATGCCCAGTGCTCGCGAGTTGTAGTCCTTCACATGCGAACCGATGACGTCATGCGGACGCCCATCTTCGACCGTGCCGTTGCGACGGATCACGAAGTGGTAACCGACATCGAGCCAGCCTTGGCCAACGTGCCACTGACGGATCTCACGGACACCGATGTCCATGGTCGGTTTGGTGGCTGCGCAGTGGACGACAATGAAGTCAGTCCTTGGGCGCTTCTTAAAGTTTACCTTCGGCATCATTTGGCTCCTTTTGGAATGAGAACCCCAGCCGGGATCTCTTTGGTTTTCTCCTTAAGCCATGCCAGAGGAATGAGCTTGTCTGCGAAGAGGATGCCGTGCTTCGTGCAGAAGTCGGCGTATGAGGTCGGTGAACCCTTGTAGATCTTGCTCTTGGAAGAACTGAAGACCAGACGAATGTCGAGGTCAGGGTATTGCTCGCGGATCAGCAAGTGCTTCTTGCGGTCTTCCACTTCCCATATCCCTTTGGTCTCCACGATGATTCCATTGCGAAGAACGAAGTCCGGCGTGTACTTGGCATCACGTGCCGGGACGACGTACTTGATGTGGTACAGCTCGAAGTCAAAGGAGACCCCGAGCTTTTCCATATGACTCGCGTTGCGATCTTCAAGGCCAGACCTGTAGGCGCCCACTCGGGCACCCTTAGGGCCAGCGTAACGCATCAGAAGTCGCTCGCATCATCAGGGACAGCTTCGCCAGCGTGGCCCATGTCGTTATCCTCGTGAGATTCCCACGAAGCGTCACGCTCAGGAGCCACATAGCCGTCTTCTTCCTGACCATCCCAGTCGCTGGTGCCCGAGGCGTATTCGACCAGCTTCAGCAGCATCACGGAATCGAGTTGCAGCTTGACGCTTGCACCAACGACGGCGCCGAAGGTGTACGGGAACAGGGAGAAGCGAACCTTCAGCTCGGAACCACCGGAGATCGCAGGCACGGCGTCGATGCGCTTGCCCTTCGAGTCAACGACACGGAGCTGGATTTGCTTGTTCTCTTGGGTCTGCTTGTCGGTGTACGACGCATAACCGGCGAACTTGAAGGTGACTGTGCCATCCTCGTTCTCGAAGAACGGCAGGTCGCCCTCGTAGGGTTCCAGCAGTTTCTTGCCGCGTTGCAGCTTGGCACGGGCAGCAGCCTCACCGCCGTTCTTCCAGTCTTCCATGATCGCCGCCCAGTTGGCTTCCTGTGCCTTCACGATCTTGTCGATCAGCGGTTGGGCGTCCTTGCGTGGCACGGTCAGGTTGACCTTGTAGACACCACGAGGGTTGCCGAAGCCTTTGGCCTCGTTGCCGTAGTCAGGCTTCTGGAGCGAGCAGTACGGCTCAGCGATGCCTTTCGGGGAGAACATGAAAACTTTTTGCGATTTAGCCATTGAGGGCCTCCTTGAGATTTGATTGGGTGTAGCCACAGTGAGGGTTTTTAAAACGCCAGAGACTCGCGCTCAGTGATGAGCTTCTCTCGGAACGTAACGATCACTGGGGTCTGCATGATCTTGGTGGTGGCGTGGACGACCTCCTTGAAGTTGGCCTTCAGGAACTCCTTGCGGAACCGCCACACGCCATGCTTGAAGTGGTGCAGCTCGTCGCCCTTGAGGGAGATCGCACGCTCGATCAGCAGGCCCTCAATGAGAGACCTTTGGTGGTCGTCAAGGATGTGCGTGTAGACCACGCCAGCCATTCCGCTGTGCTTGGTCACGGTGAAGTTCTGAATGTGCAGGAAGCCATCAGGGGCTTGGCGAGTGTTGCCTTGGGCACGGTTCATTCGTCGTCATCTCCTTCGAGGCCGATCCAGTTATTGTCGCGTAGGGAATCGTGGTAGAAATCCCAGTTGTCCACGCCGCCAGCTTCCAGACATGCCAGCTTGTCAATCTCCACGTCGGCCTCTTGTAGCTCCTTGAGGAACGCCAGACCTGCCCCGTCGAGGTCATCCTTGCAGAAGCCTCCGAGGCCCTGAAGGACTTGCTCAAAGCGATCTGCGAGGCTCATTGGGTCACCTCCGGGCGGATCCGGCGCACGTTGTCCTCACCGTATTCCATATCAGCAGCCTCAAGGGCTTCCTCAATGTTGCGGGCGAACATCGGCACTTCCTGTACCACGTTGCGAAGCTCCACGATCACGAGGAACTTCTTCATTTTCTGCTTTTCAGCGTTGCTCATTCGATGACTCCTTGTTCTTTCAGTTGATCCAACATCCCACGAGCATTGCCCCAGCGGTTCACCACAAGGGCGTCCATCTGGTAGTCGCGCAGTTCGATGTCAGTGGCGTGCAGCGGTACGTCGTCAACGGCAGCAATGTGCCAATCGCGGGACAGCCGAACGAGGTGTGCTTGGCGAACCGAGAGGGCCGCGTATTCGTTTGCCTGACGCATGTCAGTGACGACCACGAGGGAACCCTTAGGCGCCTGATCGACGACCTTGATGCCTTCTCGCAGCCAGACGTCGAGGTCTTGAAGGTGGTTGCGGCGGAAGCCGGTGCCGTACTGCTGAAGGTGCCAGCGTGGCGACCGAGGGATGCCCTCATCGTGGTCACAGTCGAACCACAGCCAGTCGCGGTAAGGCGTCTCGGGCAGGTTGCAGATCGCCAGTTCCTCAAAGACAGCATCCTTGAGGTCGGTGTGGCAGTGGCTCTCCATGACGATCCGAGCGGCTTCGTCGTGAGTCAGGACACCAGCGCACTGGCGTTTCAGAACGTCACCGAAGGCAACCCGATAGACCTCATGGCCTTCCTCGCGGAGAAGCTCAACGAGGGTGTCCTTGCCCGAGCGGCCACGCTCAGAAGTCAGGGCGATGATGCTCATTGGAACAACCCCTTGAAGGAGACCCACAGGCCCTTAACGAAGGTCTTCAGGATCTCCCACGCGCCAGCTTTCGGCTCTGGTGGGGTTGGTGCAGAGACTGCCGGGCGGGTAGCGAAGTACGCTTGGTTGCGCTGGCGGTCGATGTTGCTTTGACGGATGCGATGAGCAAACGAACGGTCTTTAGGCATCGTTGTGTCTCCTGTGCGATTGATTGGTAGTAGCCACAGTGAGGGTTTTTAAACGGGACGCCCGAAGTACCAGAGGCCAGCCATATAGCAGCAGTTGAAGGTCATTACTAAAGCTATGAATACGTCTCCCATAATAGAATTCTCCTATCGTTGCAGGCATGAAAAAGCCCCACCGACCGAAGTCGATGAGGCTCATTGGGTGTCGCTTAGAGTTCTACAGGCGTGCCCATTTGCAGGGCCTGCTTGATGTCCTCAATGTTGGCCTGAAGGGCCTTGATCTGAGAGCGCTGCTCGCGAATCAGTTGAGACTGCTTGTCGAGGCGCTCAGCGGTGCTTCCGAACTCTTGGCGGTGGTTCTTGTATTCCGACAGGATATTGGCCAACTCGGCGAGGCTGCCATACTTCCACTTGTGTCGAGGCGAGGTGAACGATGCCGTCAGGAACCGATGAGGATCCGTGAGAGCCTGCTCGATGTCCGAGTAGATCTCTTCGCGCTGAAGATCCCGGCGCAGCATGTCGTTAACGCGAGCCATCTCCCGAGCTTCCTGCTTGGCCTTCTCTTCAGCCTTCTTCCGGGCTTCCTCACGGAGAGGCTTGTTGGTCTTGTAGCAGTGCCACAGGGCCAGTGAGAGAAGCGCGATGAGGATGGTGCCGACGATCAGAATGGTGGTCATTGAGTTACTCCTTGATCAGTGGGTTGGAGATGCCACGGAAGCAGTCGAACGATGGGTGGCGCAGAGACCCGTCAGGGTAGCGCTCCATGAACGTCACTCGAACCGTGTGGCCAGCGTAGCAACCGCCCATCGCGAGATAGTCATCGTCACAGCACTGGCAGTTCGGCGCGCCTTCCTCCACGGCCTTGGTGAACTCATCCATGAGCTTCTGAGAGATCTTGCAAGCGTTGACGATGTGTCCCGATTCGAGTTGAACCTCGAAGCCGATCACCTTGCCCTCATTGGCCTTGCCGGGAGTGCCCCACACCAGACCAACCACCTTGCCGTCCTCGTTGTCATCCGGGGTCATCTTCCACCAGCCGTTGACCTTCGAGCGGCGATAGGAACCCAAAGGATCCTTAACGACCAGACCCTCTTCGCCACGCTCACGCACAGCTTCGTAGAGTTGCACCAGCGACAGCGGAGGCGGGAGCTTCACGGTGATCTCGTTGCCTTCCTCATCGAAGCCTTCACGCTCAACGACTGGCAGGGTCTCCATCGAGTAGACCTCGTAGGTTTCCGCCACGCGCCAGTCGATCTCCGGGAAGTATTCCTTCAGCTTGGCAACTTGGTACTCAACGTGGCCCTTTCGGACGCTCGTAAAGACGTCGTACTCAGCATCCGTCTTGATGACTTCCAGAGGCACGATGTCGAACACGTAGACCCGGAGGCGGCTCATTGGCAGCGCATGGGCCTGACGGCGGAGGGAACCGGAGGTCGCCTTGCAGGGAACCTCAGTGCCCAGTGGATCCAGCAGGATCAGCTCAGCGTCCAACATGAACCCGGTAGGGAAGAGACCCTCGCCATGGTTCTCCTTGAAGAACTTCTCCCAGCGCTCATCGGCATCCAGAGGTTGCCCGAAGGTCGTGAAGTTCGGGAAGCGCTTGCCTTCACGGCTCAGCCATTCGACGCCCCAGCCGTGGTCGTGCTTGGTCTCGATGAGTTCGACGCACAGGTTCAACCGCACTCCGTCCTTCTTGACGTCAGCGATGGCGTAGCAGGATTCGATCACCTCGGCTACGGCCTTCTCGTTGAAGTTGACCGGGCGGTGTGGATTGGTTTTCAGGATGACGGATTCGACTTTGGACATGGTGGCGGTGTTCCCTTACTTGGATTCGGTAGGTTTGGTGGTGCGTTTGGCGCGAGGCTTCTTGGCCGCTGGCTTGTCCGCGACCTCATCGACGATCAGGGCATCCGCTTGGACGCCTTGGAGTTGACTCGACGGAACCGCTGAGACGTCCTCAACCTGCGGGGCCTTCTCGGCGATCTTCACGAGGGCCTGAAAGTGCAACCGGACGCTCGTCTCGGTCATGCGCTCGGCGCTGCCACGGAGAGCCTCTACGCGATCCTCAAGGGAGCCCGCCAGAAAGCGATTGTCCATCACCTCATCGACCGGATAACCCGCCCGGCTGATGGTGGTCATCTCGCCGATGGTCGTTGCGGTTTCGATCAGAACCAGATCATCGACGATGGAACTGGTGGACTTGATAGTGACTTGCATTAGGGTCTCCTTGAGGATTTAAACGGTTGCCCAGCCACGACGGCCAGCCAGTTGATCGGTGTCCAGCGCCTGCCACTCAGGGCGGATCCCACGGACGGTACGGTTACGCTTGCCCTTCTTGGAGCGGATCTCTTCGAGCTGCTCAGGGTCGTGGCGGGTGTGGCTAATGGTCTTTTCGAAGTTGCGCATGTGAATCCTTAGGCGTAGATAACGCAGTCTTTGAGGTCGGTAATGTTCACGATCTGGATACCGGTCTTGCCCGTGTATCGATCCTTGAGAACCTCGATGCAGGCCTTGCCGGGTTGATCGATGACCTGAAAGGACACGATGCGGATTACCTTTACAGAGTTCTGGATCATCTCGCGTTTAAGCTGGTGTGAGTGCATGTGAATCCTTAGGCGAAAGCGAATTTTGAGTTGAGGATCTGTGCGATGTCGAGGGTTCCCTTGCTCGGGATCTCAGGCATCTTGTCAAGCTGTGACTCGTGGAGCTGCTCCATGAATTGCTCACGGAAGTCAGCGAGAACATCGTTGTTCTGATAGGTCTCGACCATCGTCTCCCGTACCGCTCGGAACATCGCTCCAGCCTTGGCCGGGATGGTGCCGAACGAGTCGTGGATGATCGCGAAGAAATCGATCTGATACGCATCGTGTCCGTGGACGATCGTTTTGCGCATGTGGCTGCCGTCCTGCGAGTGGACGAAGTTTGGCGAGATGCCCGACTCTTGTTTCCGGGCGTCGATCTTGTCGCTGATTCGAACCGTCACCGTGGACTGGATCCGAATGTCGCCGAGGAACATGAGGTCAACCCGGCGTGTGTCGTTGATTGTGTACTCTTGCCACACAGGGAACCCATCAGGCGTACACCAGTAGACTGGCATGGCCTTCTTCAGGATCTCCTTGGTTTTCTTTTCCTTGACCTCAGAGGCCAGCAGCTTTGCCGCCTTCTGGAGCCAATTCATGGCCTCAACCGCTGCCACTACGACCACGCTAACGGAGTCCCATATTAGGCCCGCCATGAACCGGCTTGCCTGACCGGGATCGGTGAACATATCGCCTTCACCGTTCTCGATGGCCTTCTTAACGATGTCCTCTCTAACCTGATCGGCGAACCCGAAGGCTTTCGATCCGTAGGCGAGGGTCATCACGGAGCGCTTTGTGACCTTTCGGGACATCCCGTAGGTCAGCCACGCCATAGCGAGGGTTTTTGTTCCGAGTATCCGTTTCTCACGAATCTCTCCAGACTCTTCGTCGGTAAAGATCTCCGTTGAGTCATCCGTACCGTTTTCTCGAAGATGCAGTAGGGCAGTCTCAACTTCGTCGGATACCAGCTTGTAGATGTCTTGGACATCATCGCTTGGAAGGAGGTTGACAGCGCGCCCACCTCGTTCATCGCGCAGCATCGCGGAAAAATGCTGGATGCCTGAGCAGCTACCGTCGAACGCAATGGGTAGGGCGCTAACCCAGTCCACACCAGCCACCTTGACTCCAGCCCATTCAAAGCAGAAGGCGAGAAAGCAGAACGGTGAGTCCATTTGCATCCAATCGGTGACATTGAGGGGATCACGGGCGACTGCAAGGATGAGTTCCTCGTTGTCGATGACCCATTGTTTTCGTTCATCAAAGGTTACCTTATCGACCCCTGCTGTGTTGGCCCCGTGGATCATCAGCCATTCAATCCCTTCAGCGCCGATAGGTTCCCCTTTGGCTGCCTGCAAGACACCCTTGGTCATGTCGTTCGACTGAGGGTTGAAGGATGGAATCGCGTAGACCCGGCCACGCCAGTCGAGGTTGTACGGAAAGTAGATCGCATCGAAGTCGGCGAACTTGTTGGCTTGCTCAAGCGAGAACTCGTAGGAGAGTCTCCGGGACACCCTTGCAGAGTCCTTTCGGTACACAGCAGCAGCGTCTTTCTTCCAAGCCTTGAGGGCCACTTCGTTGGTGTCGATGTCGTGCGGTTTGATTGGCAGCGGAACCTGTTCGACCGTTGGGAACTCCTTGATCGGAACGTTCTTCCACTGCATCACTGCGTTGGCCACTGCGAGGACTTTCTTGTTGATCGCCCATGCGGTGTTCTGTGCGAGGTTCACGGCGCGATACACGTTCGGCATATCGACGTCGCGGTAGCGCTTGAGGGCCTTCTTAGAGGGCACCCGAATGAACGTGACAGGCTTGCGACCCTTGGCCCAGTAGCCTCCACCGTGTGTCCCAACCCATGGCTTCGGTTGAACGACCATTGGCTGGTGACGTGGCATCACACCGGACAGGATGTAGGCCCGTGAGCGGAGCTTCTCGGCCCACTCGGACTTCAGGTAGATGTACTCCCCGTCCAGCTTCTTGTTGCCCTTGTGCTCTCGAACCACCTCGATCAGTTGAGTCGATTCGATGAGCAGTTCGAGCATCCGAACGCCTGTGTGGAAGTGGGCATCATTCGCCTGACCTTCCCATTCCTCCCAAGCGGAAGTCAGTTGACCAGTCTCAAGCATGTGCTGCTCGATCTTGTTCATGTACTCCAGCTTGTAGGTGTTCCCGTTGCGCTGAGCGATGGCCTTCTTGAGGTGCTTCTGGAAGTATGCCTGCTCGGCTACACGGATGCGGCCATAGCGGGCTTCTTCCTCAAGGGCCTTTCCGATGCTCACAGCCATCTGCGTGATGGTCGGTGCGCCGGATCGTTGAGCAATGCGGTTGAGTGTCCACCGAATGGTCACGGAGGCCATGACCTCAGCGTCCATCTGCAAGAACATCCCGAGGGACACATGCTTTCGGCGAACCTTCTCGACTTGATGAGTGCGCCAGTCTTCGATGGCCTTGGCCAGCTTCGGAACCAGAGTCCCGAGCAGTGGCTTGGCGACCATGTTCATGGAGAACTCGCCTCGGTCTTGTTGGCGCTCAAGGGCCTCGTTGAACTTCTGTTCGCCCAGCGTGTACGCCTCATGTTCGAGGTGCAGTTGTTGTGCTGCCAGTTCCGGCCCGTAGATACCTGCGAGAGTGTCGAAGGCATCGGAGTGCTTGATGTCGCTAAAATCGTGACGCTGTTCAGCTTCGAGCATCTTAAAGATCTCTTAGAGATAGTGATCTAATAGTTAATTTCTATTAGCAATCTCAGAGGGATCTTTAAGGAGTCTTTAAAGGATCTTTAAGGGACGGCCCTCTGAGTGCTGTGTTAGCCACAGTGAGGGCTTTTAAATCCGTGATTAGAACTTAGCTGGTAACCACCTCGATCCGACCGTGAATATCGGCGATCTTGTAGACAAACTTCTTGGTTTCGAGGCCACGCCAGAAGACCCGCATAGCAGCCTCGTGGTCGCTGATTGCCTTCTCCAGCTCGGCCCGCTCATCGAAGCTCAAGGCACCGTCAATGACGACCGTCTTGGGTGACTCAATGACTTCCTCGAAGACCGGCCAGAAGCCCCAGCGGAAATACTTGATGCGCCGCTCAGGGGCCACGTCGTAGTAGATTGACCGGTTGAGTTCCCAGCGCTTTGCATCTCTGAGTAGCGCGTCGTCTGCATGGAGCTTGTACCGTGCTGAGACAGCGGCAGAGCTATCAGGAGGCTCAAGCTCATCAGGTAACCGGCTGTACTGAGTGATCGTCAGCAGGTCTCCCTCGATCTTGTGGTGCAGCTCAGTGACATGGCGACCGCATGGCCCGAGACCCAGTGCGAATTCAACCTTGGAAACCTTGAGAAGCCCGTAGGACTCCGGCTGAGGAATCGAGGCGTGGAACTTGACTGACTTGGTGCTGGTGCTAAAGCCCATCAGAAGCCTCCGCGATAGCAGCGGGTGAAGTCCCCACGGTCGCTGTAGCGAAGCTGTGCGTGTTGAGCTGCCGCACGGAACACATACTTGCCCTCATCGAGCAACTGAATGGAGACCATGTGCTTGATGTTGCGACCGCCGTACATGGCCGTCATCACGTCGCGCTTGACCGCCTCGTTGTGCTCGTAGGTCGCCGCTAAGCGGAGGTGCTTCTCCCGAGCAATCTTGGCGTCGAAGAGACCGGACTTGGCCGGCTTGAAGTTGTGGTGCATCACTTAATTTCACTCCAGTGGACGAGCAGATGACGCTCGCCTTCAGTTACAGGTAGCCCGTAGTGCAGGGTCGTCTTGCCTTTGAACAACATGGCCCAGCCGGTCTCGTTCTGAGGAACGATCAGGTCGGGGAAGAAAGGACCTTGAGCGACCATCGTGCCACCGCCTTCGTGGTCATCATTGAGAGCCACAACCAGCGTCACGTCGCTATCCCGGTCGGTGTGCCAGTGGCCTCGTGGAGTCTCTGAGGGCGCGTATAGGGCCGCTTGGACGGTGACCAGTACGTCAGGCTCCATATTCAGGAGAACCTTCGCATAGGCCAGCCCAGCGTCGTGCCAGAAGGAACGGAAGACCTCATAGAGGACTTTGTGCTCGTTCCCGAAGACCACCTCAGGGATCTGCGCCTCTGGTGGCTCATCCTCGTTCGGCGTGTGCTTGAACTTGGCGACCTCGTGCAAGATGTCCTTGCAGTAGGCTGGATGCAGGTAGGCGACCGAGTAGACACCCGGCGCGTGGCAAATCACGCAGTCATTCAGGAAGGCCGACCATGCGGAGTTCTCTTTGAACTTGTCCGCGCTGATCCCGCCGTTTTCCTCAGCGTAAGCGGCCATCTCTTTGAGGATCTCAAGGTTGGACGCGGCGAACTTCTCATGGACGCGCTTGAGGACTGGATGGTACTTGTCCTGTGAGGCGATCCCGGTGGTGGCCTTGGTCAGTACAGTGCTCATGCGCCAGCCCTCATAATGCGATCCCAAGTGACGACCCCATGAGCCTTGGCCTTGAGGGCCATCTGACGGGTCTCAGCGACCGGAGAGTTGCGCCAGCGCAGCCACAAGTGGTAGGTGCAGCCTTCGGCGATGAACGCCATGTGCTGTTTAGCGGTCATACCAGCACTCCCGGTAGGAAGTCCCGAGCGACCGAGTAGAGGACACCGCCGCAGGCACCTAACGCAGCAACCGTCAAGTGCTCAATGAGGCTTTTACCCCATGATTTGGAAGGTT